CGATGTGCCGTCATTGACTTCACAATCAAAGGAAAGCAAAAGGCACAAGTGGCATCAAATTTTTTCAAAAGACTTCAATCAATTCTGGATGCGGAAAAAATCGAATATGATCAAAAAGTTCTAGTTGAATTGATCTCATCTCATTTCCCTGATTTTCGTCGCATTCTTAATGAATGTCAACGTTACTCTACTAGTGGAAAGATCGATTCAGGTATTCTTACAACATTTACTGATGTGACAGTAAATGAACTTGTTCGTCATATGAAAGAAAAGAATTTTACAGAAGTCCGTAAATGGGTAATATCTAATTTAGATAATGATGCCTCAGTACTACTTCGGAAAGTTTATGATTCATGTTACACCTATCTTACATCAGAATCTATTCCTGCTGCTGTTTTAATTATCGCCAAATATCAGTATCAGTGTGCTTTTGTCTGTGACCAAGAGATTAATCTTCTTGCATGTTTAACTGAAATGATGTGTGAGGTTGAGTGGAAATGAATCCATATAAAATTAATAAGATGAATCTGGTGGAAATTCCTGTTAAGACTACACCTGACAATGTACGAGAGGCAAATGAGGCATTGTTTCGTGCTACTATGAATCTTCCCCTTGCAGCACGGCATTGTGGTATGACTCAAAAGGAAATGAAGACTACATTTCGTGAATATTTGAAATATAACTTACCTGATTATGAAACGAATTAAAAAGAATTGGAAAGCATATTGCAAAACATCTTTTAATGCATTGAAATCGAATATTAAATATTGGGGCAAACCTGAGTTTTATCGACCAATCACTAGAATTTATTATATCAATGTATTTGATTGTTCTTTGTGTAATTTTAGTGGTCTTGTAAGTGAAAAAGCACTTCAAAATAAACTTAGTGGTAAGAAGGTGGTTTATGATCACTGTCTTTCCCCACAGTTTATTGGTAGAATGATTATGGACAATCCAGATAAGTATTTGTCGGAATATTCTACATTTGAAAATATTTTTTGGGAGTCATGTAAAACTGTTATGGTGACTCAAGATGAAAATTTCGCTCTATCTGCACTTACTGAAAATAACGGTCAAGATTATAAAGTACATGTCCCTACAAACAAAAAATACAATCATCTAGGAATCAATCTTTTCTTTCGACCACAAAAGAACGGACGCTGGACAGAAACAGTTCCTTTGGATACAAACATCATTGATACTCCTCAGGATCTGTTAGAATATGAAAAACATTTTTTAGTTTGATCATGTTGAGTCCTGAAAATGCTGTTTGGGCAGCAGACCAATTTATACAATACTATTCTCAATTTAATCGTATTGATGATTATTTACGCTTCGTTAAAAAAAGTAGATTGATTAATGCTGCTGGAAAATTATTTGGTCCTGAAGATGAAATCTTTTCTAACTTTGATATTCATCCAAATGACATGCAGTTTTCTATTCATGAAGTAGATACTAATTCAAAACCAAAATCTAAGTACAATCAAGGTCTTTATTCTGAGATACTTAATCTAACTGCATCAAATGCAATTGAAGAGGCAATTCCAGGAAGAACTATCAAATGGATTGTAACAGAAGATAATACGAACAAGGTAATTGGAGTAATTAGGTTTGGATCTCCTACTATTAATTCTAAACCTAGGAATGACTATTTTGATGAGGTTTTATCCCTTCAAAAAATTAACCATGAATTTGTAATGGCATTTAATATTGTTCCAGTACAACCTTTTGGTTATAATTATCTTGGTGGAAAACTTTTAGCACTATTGGCATCTTCAAATGAACTCAAAAGACAATTTGATGCAAAGTATGGAACTAATCTACATTACTTTGAAACAACTTCATTATACGGTACAACAAAAGGAGTATCCATGTATGATGGTCTTAAACCTTATATTAGACATATAGGCGATACTGAAAGTAACTTTTTACCACTTTTTCATGATGATTATTTCCGCGAAATATTTTGGTGGTTCAATGATCATGCAAATGGAGGTAACCGATTGATTTCAGCAGATAAGTCGTCTAAAAAATTAAAAATTCAAACAAAGATGATTTCAATTATTAGAAATTCTCTTACAGATGATCTTAAACTGAAAGAGTTCAATCAATGTATTGATAATGCAAAAAAGATTACAGAGAAGAAACGATATTATATTTCTAAATTTGGATATGAACCAGATGAAGTTATTAATTGGTGGAAGAAAAAGGCATCAAACCGATATTTAAAACTCAAGACTGAAAATCGTCTTAGAACTGAATTAGAACTCTGGAATATAAACTCAAATTTGGAGATTATTCGATAAATGGATTTAATTGACTGGTTAAAATCTATCAATCAGACAAAGCATCATTTGATAGACGAAGATTCTTCTCTTGAAAGGGAATATAACCCATATATTATCAATCGATGTTTATCTGGACACATTGATTCAATTATGTTTGCGAATGAGATGAATATGTATTATTCTCTACCAAAGAAAATGCAATATGATTTTTACATAAATAGTCTGAGAAAACGGAAGCGTTATATCAATTCCGTTTCAAGAGAAAAAATCCAAGACCTTGATTATGTCAAACGTTATTATGGTTATAGTAATGAAAAGGCAAAACAAGCATTGAGGATTCTAACCCCGGAACAACTTAATTACATTAAAGCAAAATTTGAAATTGGAGGATCAAAATGAGTATCGTTAAAGAACCCGAAGTGAAATGGTCGCCTGATAAAATGGTTGAAGTGATTTTGAATGAACCCGATGATTTCTTAAAGGTTCGTGAAACTTTGACTCGTATTGGAGTGGCATCAAGAAAAGAGAAAAAGTTGTATCAATCTTGTCATATTTTACATAAACAAGGTAGATATTTTATTACTCACTTTAAAGAACTTTTTGCACTAGATGGCAAACATGCAAATCTAACTGTTAATGATGTTCAGCGTAGAAATCGCATCATTCAACTTCTCGCTGACTGGGGATTGATTGGTGTAGTTGATGCTGATAAGATTCAAGATATTGCACCACTCAATCAAATTAAAGTTCTTTCTTATAAGGATAAGAACGATTGGGTATTAGAGACAAAGTATAATATCGGATCTAAGAAAAAAACAGATGAAGATGCTGGTCTTGAGTGAGTTCGGAGTTTACTACTTTACATCTTTAATTAATTTATGATATATATTAATATGTTGAATGCCTATTTTGGATTCAGCATATTATATCTCGCTTTTAAAGGAGTAACAAAATGAATCAGTTTACACGATATAGTGCATCAGATCTTCCTGCATTGATGGAAAGAATTACTCGAAATAGCATCGGATTGGATGAATATTTCGATAGAATTTTCAGTCTTCATGAGACTACATCGAACTATCCTCCATATAATCTGGTTAAGGTAAGTAATGTTGAATCTAGACTTGAAATTGCACTAGCAGGATTTAAACGAAAAGAAGTTTCTGTCTACACTCAAGATGGGAAACTTTATGTTGAAGGTCAGAGAGAAGATAAAGAAACTAAATCTGATTATCTGCATAAAGGACTCGCTCAAAGAAGTTTTACTAGAGTTTGGACTCTTAGTGATGAAACTGAAGTACGTTTAGTTGAATTTGAGGATGGACTTTTGAGAATTACTTTAGGTAGAATTATTCCAGAACATCATAAAAGAAAGGATTACATCTAAATAATGTAAAAACTTTATGAAAACCTTTCAACAATTTATGGAAAAAGTTGGGGACTTTGGTTCTTACTCTAAGTATAAAAAACCAAAAGAAAATTGTTATGGAAGAAAAGAATACTATTCAATGTTGGGTAAAGATGTTTGTGCATTTAAACGCAAACGTTAATCCTAAATAAATTGAACCCAACTATCGTCGGTGCTGCAGGGAGGTACCTGGTCAAAATCAGGTTGACACCTCCCTTTTTTCATGCTATTATGGGGGGAGAGTAAAACGAAGTATGTCCATTAAACTAGCATTATTGAAATCAGGTGAAACAATCATTTCAGATGCAAAAGAACTTATTTCTGGTGAAAATGTTTGTGGATATTTGTTTAATTATCCACATGTAGTTGAACTTAGAAAAACTCTTCTTCTAACTGAGGAGAGTGACCTTACAAAAGGTGATCTAGAAGTAGTGTTATCACCTTGGATTCCGTTGAGTAGTGATACTCAAATTCCTGTTCCACCAGAATGGGTTGTAACAATTGTGGAACCAATTCAAAATATTAAAGAACTTTATGAGGAGAAGTTAAATGGAGAACAAAACAATCAAATGTCTTCTGTTGAAGGTTGACAACGTAATTATTTCAGAGATTATTGAAGTTGGTTCCGAACTTGGTGAACCAGATTGTAAACTCATCAATCCTTATCAGATTGATGCAGATGGTAATCTCACCGTTTGGCCTGAAGTTACAGACCAACGTGAAATGATGATTCATTCCGATAGTATTTTGACCATGGTGGATCCAAAGTTAAAAATTATTGAACAGTATCTTGAATTGACTAAAGAATGAGATTTTACACTAACTTGAATTTGATTGGCAGTAACATTTATTATAGGGGTTATGATGATGGTGTAGAAACTAAATATAAAATCAATTATAGACCAACTCTTTATATTCCATCAAAGGTAAAAACCGATTATGTGACTCTCAGTGGAGCGTATGTCTCACCAATTCAACCTGGATCAATTTCTGAGACAAGGAAATTCATGGAGAGATATAATGAGGTTGAAGGATTTGAATATTATGGTCAAGAGAATCCAGTTTATCAGTTTATATCTGAAGAGTTCCCGAATGATAATATTGACTTTGATATAAATCAAATCAAGTTATATGTTCTTGATATTGAAACTACTTCAGAACAAGGTGCGATTGATTCTCAATCGGCAAATGAAGAAATTCTTTTGATTACATTACAAGACTTCAATAAAAACATTACTTACACTTGGGGTAGTAGACCATTTGCACAAAAAATTAAAAATCATGTCTATTACGAGTGTAAAAATGAAAGTGTTCTTCTCCGACAGTTTTTAGAGTTTTGGGAGTCTGCATATCCTGATGTAATTACTGGATGGAATATTATGGGATTCGATATTCCATATATTAT